CAGATCAGGAGCAACATCCAATGGTTACAGTTCAGGAGCAACATCCAATGGTGACAATTCAGGAGCAACATCCAATGGTAACAGATCAGGAGCAACATCCAATGGTGACAATTGTAGAGCGTCTACGGTTAAGGGTGGTGTTGCTACTGTTATTGGTAAAAATGGCCGTTGTAAAGGAGCAATAGGGGCATGGTTAGTTATTACCGAAGGAGATTATGATAGCAACCGTGACTTCTATATCAAAGACTTGAAATCTGTTTTGGTTGATGGGGAAATAATAAAAGCAAATACATTCTATTCTTTAAAAGATGGAGAGTTATTTGTTAATCCTTAAATTATGTGTAGTTTAAAAATCGGGCAATGTGAATAGTCAACACCCGATTTTATTTTCCCCACACAGGGGGGTAAGGAAGAAAAAGGGAACACACAGCACAACTAAAAAATAAATTTATGTACACACTTACAACAAAATGTGGGAAGCAATTACTGGTATCTGAATCAGTTTACAATGCCCTTAAAAACGAGTATCTTAATGATACATGGGAATGCAGGGCAACGATTGATGGAAGTACTTATTCCTTTACCCTTTACGATAATTTTAAAGGCATTTAATCCATACCCACACACCCAAGACACCAACGACCGAAACAAAAAAAATAACCACCATGAGCAAGTTAACCGCTATTGGAAATTATATCTACAATTTAAAGGTAAGGCAAAGAGCAAGTAAAAGACTTAACCCTGATGGAAGTGTTATTGTATTTTACAACGGCTGCGTATTATCGGAGGCTGACTTTAACGCAATGTTCCCTATAGGTATTATTTACCATAGTACAAAGGGGGATCGGATTGATAGCGTTCAAAGAAAATATTAATCACTAAAATACTTATAACAATGAAAGACTTTATACCACAGATCCCAGCAGACGGCCGCTTCCCTTACTTAACGGCTTTGGGTATTATTACAGACATTGAATTTGCGCTTGCCGGTGATGAAAATATTTTAGCCATTGCAATTAAGGGCGCAATCCACAGACAGGTAAAAGCAGATGAGATAATAAAAACCTGTAAGGATAATATAAGAGATAATTACAACGTCATGGCTGATATGCTTTCGGTAAAATTGGTTGAGCGGATCAAAGCGTATCAATTACCAGAACCTGAAAATAATTTGCATCCTCTATTCCAACAGATACTAAAACCATTTACAGGATAATAATATTTACCTTTCACCTAAAACTATAATCAAATGCCTAAAGAGTTAAAATTAAAGCAGCCCAATACCTCAAACATCTTAATTGATAACACAGAAAGGGATGTTATTATTATCTGGTTTGAAGAAAAAGATGATCCGCAATGTTGCCATGTAGAAAGAGAAAACATACAGGCATTGATTGATATGCTTGAAAAATGTAAAAAGAAAAATTAGTTTTGGTTTAAGCAATGGGGATAAGCGGCTGCCTGTAAAATGGTTTGCCGCTTTTTTTATGGGATAAACTTAAAGTCAGCCAATCTATTTAGCCATCCTTTTATAAATCGTTTTTGCGATGGTTTTCGGGTAACTATGTCATTTAAGAATTGCACCCTTGCTCTGTATATCTTATCAAATATTATTGGAGCCGCTTGAGCATTTAAAACACTTATGGTTGTATTCCCTACTATGCCGTCATCTGTTATATTCATAATTCGTTGCGGTATTTTTATTCCCCATTTTCCACTACCCCAAACCCAATCCACTAAAATATTAGCTACGCTTTGATTCTGTATATCATCTGCTTTCCACCTATCCCAGTATTGCTTCAATACAGGCGTAAAATCAGCCTTTGTAAGCAGCTTTATATCTTTGGCATCAACTATACCATCCCCGTCCTTATCATACCCTACAGACCTCCACGTTGCTATTGTGATACCCATATTAGTTGCGCCGCCCGCGTCCAATGGGTCTTCAACAAATCCGCCTTCCCATTTAAGTATTATTGGGGCTAGTAAATTAATATTTGCCATTTTATTATGATTTATGGATTAGGTGTATTATTTTGGTACTTTCATAAGCAGTTAGTTTTGGTAAACAGCCCTTCATTTTTCAGTGGGGGGCATTTTTATTTTACCAATCTATTGCATTCATCAAACTCTTTACTTACTTTTACATTCTACGGAAAGCTGTTATCTGGACACCAGAAAAGAGTGCTACCAATTAGCCTATTTAACGATAGGCTTTTTTATTTCATTAAGCACAGCCATACAGCTATGCCTAAATAAAGAATATCTCTTATCAAGTTCTTCATTTTTTATGAATTATTCTCTGATTGATGTGCTGCTTCGATTGTTGTTGTAATGTTTGCAATGTGCGTTCCTTCGGGTGCAAGGTTGTGGGCCAATGCTACAGCTATAGCATGACGTACTTGATCCGAAGCATTGTCGTTATGGGTTGCAAAATAATCCTGTAGTGCCGTTATTGCATCTTCCAATGAATTTATACCAATTCCTAAATTGAAAGTGTGGGCTACGGAAATTAATGACTGCTCTAGTTGTGTTTCATTAAGGTTAGGAAATTTGTCTGCAATAAGTTTTCGTACCTCATCGGCTGTGTTTTCAATAGCATTGCTGATAATTGATACAATACCCGTTCCATGCAATATAGAATCCTTAACTGCTGGTGGAAGCGCATCTAATACTTGCCTGCCAATGTGTAATATCCCTGCCAAAAAATGGCCTATAAAAGCAATAATTTTTCCAAAAAATGTTTTACCTGTTGACATAATGATTGTTTTTTATAATGAGTAAATTAGTTACGGTTGGAGATCTCGTTGTCCTTCGGTGCGCTAGGGGTCATTGAAGATAAATCTGTTTTATCAACTTTTTCTCCTGTTGCTGCTTCAAATTTATTTACAGCTTCGTCTATTGGCACAGGTGGTTTGTCTTTCCCCAAAAACTTTTCTATTATTTCAAATAACCTAGCCGCAACCAATTCATAAAAAGAAGTTACCATAAGGTAAGTAATGAATAAATTGGCTATTTGGTTTTTTGCGATGCCCGTTGTGAAATAAATGATAATAAGATAGGCGATAGCAAACGCTGTGGCGAAGCCTAAAAAATTTAAAGACTCCTGCTTACTTAACCTGAAATACTTGCTTCCAAAATAACGTCCGCCAATTAATATAACTGATGCAAAAACCCAATCTATTGAGTTTAGGATCATTGTAAATTTATCCATTGGTTTAAGGTTTTATTGAGTTAAGGTTTTTTCTTTTTATTAAGTTCGTGGCGTTGCTCCTCCAATTCCATTGCTGTCTTGCGGCGTTTTTGATCCCGGTCTATAGCTAGGTAAACAATTTTAACTCCTAGCAAGATGCCGGAAAGTACGAACAACACATCGGCTTTCCAACTTCCATAGTTTTCGATAATACCTAAGAATGTTATAGGCACTCCCAAGAGGTAAAAAAGTGTGGTCATAATAGCTTTAGTTTCTATCACCTGTTGTTGTTTCTGTAATGGACTGATAAAAGATGATTGTCGCATAAATTAAAAATAGCACCCCTACAATTCGGGTGTTGTTAATACTTAAACCTGTTACCCATGATATACAATCCCACAACAACCTTACCAACATGAAATATAATATTGGTTTAAAGGCTTTTCTTTGCCCTTGTGGGTAGCAAATTAAATAAGCCATCAGGCAATAACCTATCTTATCCCACATGGCATAAATTCTTCCCCACTGCTCTGAATAACTTCCATAATCAAAGGTAGCCATTGATGTGAATACCAATAGCCCAATAAGGAAAAATGATATGGTAAACCGCATCACGGATTAATTGGTGGCTTAGTAGGCCTATCCCCTCCTATTGAACTAAATGAACTTGTAGTACCATCCCAAAAATAATAGTTGGTTAAATAATGATACCACTTACCGTTTTCGCCTGCTTGCGGGAGTGCGTCGCATTCAATGATTATTAGGTCGTCGTTGTCTGGCATTTTATTTAGGTTTTATTTTTAAGGTAAAAAAGTATTCTCAGTTTAATTATTGCTTTTGGAACTAATACTAAATTCCAAAATACATTGTATTGAGGTTCAAATATAGCAACGTAAGCAATAGCACAAATGAATATGAAAACCTCTATTGCAAAGTTCCATATCATTAACTTTCGCAGGATGCCGTTCTTTGAAATATAGAACTCATGAGCTACAATGGCAGCCACGATCAAGATGATAACCAGCAATGTTTCAGTTAAGATAAAATTCATTTTTTGTTTTGGTGTTCTAGTAAGGTCTTTAAGCCAGACAAAATATTGGTGTTGTCCTTTATGTTTTGATTCGATTCCTTTCTATCCTCCTTCATATCCTGTCTCCACTCATCTCTTTCTTTTTTGTGGGATGTGGCCTGATAAATAATAAACCAGCTAAGACCTATCAACCCCGCACCAGCTATTCCATATTGTAGTAAGGTGTTTTCCATTGCTGGAAGTTTAAAATGGGTTATAGTTTTATTTAGTTTTTCTTAATACCATATACATACACATCAATAGCACTTGCGCCAAGTGACGCGGTAGTTACTTCAGCACTTATATTGCCTGTACTTCTTACTGCTCCTGTTAATTGTATCGGGTAATTATTATCTGTGGCTGTTAAGGTTAATAAGGGAGTAACGCCAACTAAATAACCCGCATCTGTCTTTATCCGAATTACTCCAATTCCCAAAGTACCTGATGAGAATTTAAAAACACAGATAATTGGGTTGTGGGTTGCCAATGATATACCACTTACAAAGTCAAGTGCCGTAGATGCCAAAGCATTTCCGGCTACTCCTGTCTTAGATGCTATTAGTTGAATAGTACCTAAATTATCTGCTATTGTTGTTGGAGGATACCATGTAAATGCCGCATCGCCTGTAGCGGTGAAAATATAATTGGTATGCTGTTGACCATAAGCAATAGAAAATAAAAACGATACGGTAATTAATACTTTTTTCATTTTTTGTTTTTACTTAATGAGGCTACTTGTTTTTTCAATGCTTCAATATCTTTTATTTTTTTGTCCAATTGCTGTTGTAGGTCAGTTATCATTTTATACAAGTCCTTTTCGCCGTTCACTACTGCTCCTAAAATCGCTGTTGTTTGTAGAGAATAATAACCTGCTTTATTAGTTCCTGTTCCATAAGGAATCCAGGACTTAACATTTTGAGCGGAAAATCCTGAATAGGTACTATCCATTTCAAGACCTGACAGTTTATTGTATTGAAAAGTAATCGGATTAAGGTTTAGTATTTGCAGTAGACCTGTCTTTGACTGTCTGATATTTCGTTTCATTCTTTCATCTGAAACTGATGTTATATTTCCGCTTGCATCGAATGTAGCTGCGCCTGCACCATAGCCTCCAAACTGCACTCCCGTTGTGCTTAATATAATATTTTTACTATCGCCATCTACCGATATTTCGGCGGTTTTTGCAACCCTGTCAAATGCCATTCCTGAAAATATATCTGTATTATAATCTCCTAAAAAAAGATTGTCATTTTGAAGCAATATTTGATTAGTTGATGCAATAGACTGAAAATTTCCAACTACATCTAACGCTACTGATGGACTAGATGTGTTTATGCCGAATTTGCCGTCATGAGTATCTGTGTCAATCGTAGTTATCTGGTTTAGCTTATCAATTATTACTTTATAAGAGTTGGCGTTAGGTTCATCGACACCCAGTATGTTAAGAGCATCAAACGAGTTGAATCCTACAGAAAATTTTCCTTTACTAGAATTAAATTCAGGGTCATTATAAAAGTCAGCATTGCTTGTTACCCCGCTCCCCGTACCATAAACTATTTCTGTGTTTGGGGCGGAGACTGTACCGGCACTTGTTGTATCGGCATAACTAACTAATCCGGTTGTAGGATTATATCTTACTGCTTTTGTTCCCACATTATTAGCCAAATCATTAATAGTTAATTTACCATTTGATACTATGTAAATTGAATCTGGTCTAATTAATAATTGGGTATGCGTAGAGGATAAATTTATATAGTTGTTAGCAACAAGTTGTGCCACACTAAAATTTGTAAAATCAAATTCATGGTTACCACCATTAATACTATTGTCTTTATTTAAGACGCTTCCATTGTCTAATGTTTGCTGCCATGTCTGAGCTGCCGGTATATCAGAAGTTAGGGCAATAGTTCCGTTGGCATTGGGTAATATCCATGATCTAATACCTGTTAATGTTGAAGGGTTAAATGTACCGTATTGTGTTGTTGGAGCTACCCCATTATCAATCCTTAAAGACTGATGTCTTGCATATAATGATACAATACTATTGGCCTGAAATTCAGTAACCCCCAAAGTAGAGTTAAATGCAAATGCCCCTGCCTGTAAATTGTTTCTTTGTATTATTAAATCAACATTATCTGTCGTACCTAAAAAATTAGTAGATGAATTTGTTCCTGAATTTCCCAGTAAACCCCACGAACTACCACTCACTATAGATGACAGAGATCGTTTATGAAGTTTTTGCGCTTGTTGGTTCCATGTAACGATTGAATCATTTGCTGATCCTGTTGGAATATTATCTATTCTATATTGAGTTGCATTTAATTCTATTGAATCTGATGAATGTAAAGAAAGGTTGGTAGATGTAGATACCGCGAACCCGGCTAAATTAGAAAACCCCAAAGGATGAGAATCCCCATCTACTAATCTATCTCCTGCTAATGTTCCATCTGTATTATAGATATTAGTACTTGTTGGTGTTGGAGCATAAACTAAATGCCTACCTCCTGAAACACTGGTGTCAACGCCTAAAAATTTAACTCCAGCTCCGCTATTATCTAATATCCCTATACTATCTAAAATAAACCTTGTTGTATTGTTGGTGCGAAAATCAATCCCATGTTTAGAAATTGTGGAGCCAAATATCTCATTCCCATTTGCTTGATTAAAAAAACTATTGCCATTCACAAGCCATGCAGTTAATCCCCCACTTCCCGATGGTAGTATTTGAATCCATTGAGTTGTAGCTAAATTACGATACCACATAGCGACTATTGGAGAAGTTGTTTTGATAATTGCCCCATCGTAAAACTTAATATTAGTCAAGTTTGCGGCGATGGTATCAGCAAAGGAAATTGTAATTAATCCTGCTCTTAAACCACCATTTGCAGGCACTTGTAGTAAAGTGGAAGCAGAACCTAAATTTTGTGTGATTGGGTACTGGCAGAAACCAGCAAGAGAAAGCGAAATAAATAATATAGTTAATAATTTTTTCATGGTTAATTACAGTTTTTACATTTACAATTTGTGTAGTCTACAATTAAGTTATCTCCCGTAACCCACGGATTAGTTCTTGTTATGCAACCCATAATATAACTGTGAGAAAATTCTGGAGATGTAGCCGATTGGCTTTCGTTCACATTGTTTACAATAATAAAATTCACAAAACAGTTTTCTAAAAATTCTGCTGTGAATGTAGTTTGTCCGTTAACGGGGCCGTTACCAGTCCCGCATACAAATTGTTTAGTCATTTTGCTGATATTTTAAGGTTTAAAATTCCCGAAAAATATATAATGTTTTTTAAAATTTTGTTGTTCAGTTAATTAACTGTGTATTATTTTTTTATTAAATCGGAAATAATTGAATGAACTCTGTTGTAACAACTGCTGGTGTTACAACGAGTATTCCTGTTGTTCTACTCCACGAGTACCAGCTTCCACCATTTGCAGGATCAACACTTCCCTGCGGTATCCAGTTGCGATTGAAAATTAAATTGTATCCTATAAAAGAAGTGAGTGTAACCGTGCTTTGTCCGTCCAGTAAAGGAGTGCTACTTGACGTAACGAAGAACTGATAAGGATTAGGAGCGGTACGGGCAATGATACCAGCAATGATACCAGCATTTCCCATAATTCCCTGTGCCTGTAAATTAAACCTGCATAAGCTGTATAAGTAGTTTGAGGTTAATACAAGGCTAGTATCATTAGGATTTTGGTCATATAGGTATTCAATGGTTTTCCTTACTGCATATATTTTTTCAGGCAAGTCTAACGGAATACCATCGCCATACAAACCACCTTTCCTAATAGCAAGAGCGCATAGAAATTCTGAAATTTTAGCTATGGTGATTTTTTCTAAAACTGTCAATGCTGCCATATAACATATTAAGAATTTCCATTAAATAAATATTGCGCGTTATTCAGTATTTCAGTAGCCGCATCATAGCATTGTTGTGCGCTATACAGGTCGCTTGCTTGTAGGATAGCTTGGTTCCCGGCATCTGTCAACGTCCTACACTTAGAGTAGCTCTGCCAAAAATTATTGTCATTAATGAGCAATGGATTTGCAGACATTAGTTGTGTTTGCTGGTAAAGAAACTCTTCCAAAAATTCTGTAAATCCTTCTGCTGCTATTGTATAATCGTAAAGAACCGTACCCGATACATTAAGCCATTGAAAAACTATTTTACCCGCTGTTGCTGCACTCAATAAATCAAGTGTAATGGTGTCTATCAACGGCAAAGGCCATAATGAATATTCTAAACTACTGCCGCCTTCCATGATGAACGCACCTGTGTTGTCAGAAAAATATATTCGGCGCGAAACAATAGCAACATCGCTTCCTACGCTCAAATCCGTAAACAAAATATCGCTTGGCGAACCCGAAACGCTGGAAGCGGATGCTGCTGGTGAAAAACTCATTTTTTTATTTAAGTTTAAATTTGTTAAAAAGTAAGACGGCACTACTAAGGTAGCCAGCCAAGTCATCAAGGAATTAATTTACTAACCAATTCCTATCAATCAATCAAATCAAAGTTTAGGCAACGGCTTCTTTTTTATTTTCTACCATTCCCTTTAATTTTTTATAGAACTCATCTGCTTTTGTTCCACCTGCAATTACCCATTCTGCCAGTTTCTCCACCTCGTTTTTCCCTTCTATACTTGACAGTACTGCAATCGGTTGCTTTGATGCGTCCCACTTAAATGTATAATCTGCGGGGTCAAACATTATAAATCCCTTATTCATTCCTTGTTTAACTACTGCCTGTAATTCTATAGTTTTACTGCCAACCAATTCATTGAAATATACCGGCTCGTCCTCTGCAAGTTGCTCAATTTGGTTTCTCAATATTTCCTCATCTTGTGCGCTATCCCACATCATTGCATCTGCAAACGAAACGATTTGTTTTGGTGACATTGTCTCTGCGGCTGTCCTTGCTTTTGATCGTGCGTTCCTTTCTGCCCTTTGTTCTGTTGCAAGTTTATTTTCATCAACCCTTGTTATCATTTGTCTTTTGGTTTTATCTGCAAATTGTCCATCAACTAATTTAGGGTGCAATTCGAGATACATGGCATAATACAAATGGTCGGGGTTATCTTCTAAATTCAATTCGTAAAGTCCTCTCATTCTCCCCTCTACTCTTATTTTATGAAAGGTAATTGGATGACCTTTTTCTGGATCTGTATCTTTTATTAATGCAATCTTTTTTGACTTAGATTTTCCAGCACCTTTTTCGTAGGGGTCATTAATATTAAAAATTGTTGGGTCAAGTGTATAAACATTAGGCCATAATGTTGGGCCGTTGTGTTTGGATGGGTCAGGGTTAATATTCGACACATCGAACTTATACCTAACTCTTTTTCCAAATGAATTTACCTTGTCAACTAATTCTGTTCTTAACTGGTCTGATAGGTCGTTGTATTGACCATTTTTTTCAAGTAACATAATGATTATGATTGATTGATTATAAAAATATGGTGGGAGATACCAGACCTCCCACCGTTAAAAGAAATTATTATACTACCCTGTATTTTTGGAAGTGGGCAACTGCAAGGCACTCCAAACCTTGTGCTGTTTCCCAATCCGTGTGCAGTATCATTTCAGAACTGGTTGGCACTTCTGCAAGCGCACCTGTCCTCCACTCCCTTATCATTCCGTTAGCAGACGTATTGGCTGCATTACCCATGAATGGTGTAGGTGTGTACCTGATTTGCATACGTGGTTGTCTTCCGTTATCAACTGTATCTACTGTATCTTTTGGACAGAAGTAGATTGAGCCGTTTACGTCAGCAACAAGGGTTGCGCTGAACAACTGCGGATGGTCAAACAATGGAATGTGTACGAAGTCGAACACAAAACCACGATACTTTAATTGCTCAACTTCAAAGTCGAATGTACGTCCGTCAATAACCATACGAACTGAAGTAACGCCGCTTGAACCTAAATTTTTCAGGAACTTAGAGATAAGTGCGTAAGAACGACTACCCATAAACGCCATTTGTTCTGTTGGAGCTTTGTTGGCAATGAAGTTATCGCAAATGTCATCCAGCTCTGTAAACCCGAATGTCCCCAAAACTGCTGACTGGTCACTGATACCGTATGTTGTTACATACCAGTCAAGTCCACCTGTAGTTTGAATTGGCAAACCACTTGTAGGGTCAGCAAGAAAAGGGTTAGCATCGGTGAATGAAGTAGAAGATTGCGTACCTGCAAGCATTTGCACGGAAATATCACCATTCAGCTTAATGGTTTTTTCAACCCACTGGTATGGTAAAATGTGATAATCACCACCAACGTTCACTTCAATTTTTGCTACCTTTTGAACGTCCGTAATGTCATCAACTTCACGGAAGATTTGAATTTGGTTGTAATACTTTGTAAGTGGATAACGCCTGTTAGCAGGTGCGGTTGATTTTTCCGCTTGTGCGTTAGAACCGAACTGTACGGTATCGCCAACGGTTGCGTAAAAAGGAGAAGCATTACCACCTACTGAACGAACTGTAAGTGTTGCTGTTCCAGAACCAAAGGTAACTGCCTGTACCCTTGCTTGTTTACCTACGTTGTTTGAGTTACTTGTTTTAATCAAGTCGCCCACACGCGGGAAAGTAGAAGCGGTATTAATTACGAAAATTATTTGCGCAAGTCCGGTAGAAGTTACTGAACTGATTGTCCCAACTTCATAAACATTCGCGTTTACGAAGTTATTGTAGAAGAACATGGTAGCGGGTTTGGTACGATTTACGATTTTCATAATATCGGTAAACGCCCTGTCCCTTGCTTGGTCATAGATATTAGGGTCTATATCCCTTTGGTCTAAGAAGTCAATAGCTGATACGTAGCTTTTTATGACTGTTCCTTGTGTTACTGCCATTGTAGTAGAATTGTAAGAGTAATAAAATATTGTTTCTTACAACCCCTGACACCTTAGTTATTACTATTCCCACCGCCGCTATACTTGCCTGATTTAGCCATAGCTTCTGCAACTGATTTAGGTGCTAGCTCTGACTTACTTGGTGCTGTACCTTCGGGTGGTTTTGCATTGTCGAGTGTGTCTGTGACGGCCTTACCGCCTAAGCCTTTGTAATGTTTGGCATATTCATCAAGAAAGTTCTTACCGTAAAGCTGGATCGCTGCTGCTAAAAATTGCTTTTCCGTATTCAACACTATTGTTTCCTTTCCGTCATCTCCTTTTATTGTGTCGAACATTGCCTCGGCAAGTTGCTTGGGGTCTGTTAAAACACCCATTAGCTTTTGCGGGTCAATCGGGTAAGTAAACTTTGTATCACCTTCTCCAAGTGTTATCTTTTTGTTGGTGAAAATATCTTTGGTATAGGGAGAATCATTAATCTCCTTGATGAAATTGTCAACATTTTCTTTCGCCTGTAATTCTGCCGTGTTATCGGGTTTAACTGTTGGCGCTGCCTTTGGCTCTGGCTTGGCTGGCATTAGATATTGTTCCTGTTTGGTAGTTAATTCCCCTCTGAATTTAGCAGCCTTTGCCTCCAAAAGTAATTTACCTTTAGATTGTTCCGCTTCACTAAAATCATCTGACAATTTATACCTTTCGGTAACTTCATCTTCGTATAGGGCTTCAAACGCTTGTTCAGATACTTTTGGATATTCAGCACGTAGTTGATGTCGCATCACTTCTTCGTCTGACATTTTCGAGTAATCCGTACCTAACGCGGTAACGTATGGCCCTAATTCGCCTTTTTCGTAGGCTTGCATGATGCCGATTAATTTAGGGTCTGCATCTTTTAACTTGCTTACGAAATCTGCCTTTTGCTCGTCAAATCCCAACTCTTTAAAAATGGTGTCGGGTTGTTGATTTTTAAGAACTTCTTGCCAAGTAGTAACTTTTTCTGCTGGCTTTACCGCTATTGGCGGTGTTGCTGCTGGTTTGGGTTCTTCTTTAGCGGGTGTTGCTTGTGAAGTTTCAGAATCTGGTTTTTCTTCGGTAGGTTTTTCAACTGTCGCTGTCGCAGCGGGGGTTGGTTTTTCTACTTCAGTTTTAACTTCTTCTTTCTTCGTTATATCAATCGGTTTTGCAACCTGATTTTCTGAACCTGCGTTTACACCGTGTTTTGCCATTGCCCCGGCTATACTCATTGCGGGGGCTTCTGCTACCGCCGTTTCACTTCCTCCACCACCTTCGGCTACACCGGTATTATAGAACTTTCTTAAAGCCATATATTAAGTTTGATTTGATTGTGATAACAAATATATTATTTCGGGTAATTCAAAAAAGTTATTTTTTGACTACTATCTGTACCGTGTTAAGATTGTGGTAATGTGTTTTTCCTGTTACTGAATCGGGATAATAAAAAGAACCAAGCATCATATGCCTATCCCCCTGAATATTTAATTGCCCCGCTAAACGCATCTTTTCCAATAGTACACGAAGTTGTTTTGATTCTCCCTGTTGTAACCATACTGGTGGCTCATTAAATTTAGGAATAGGAAATAAGGATTTTAGAAAATCATTTATCTTTACTTCACCCTCTCTTTCATTTAGAAAGTTGATTATTTTTTGTTCCTTCGATAATTCTGGTCCATTAGCCGTGTAAAAGCGCATACCCGTTTCATTAAAAGTTTCAATGACTTCCTTTGGAGTTATCGCCTCTTGTGTTTTTTCAGTAACAGGAATATTTTCTGCCTTTTCTTCAATAGGCGCGTCTTCATTTTCAATTTCCAGTTGCTCTATTATAGTTTCAGGAACTTCTATTTTAGGTTCCTCTGTTGCTTGTACTTTTTTTGGACGTGCCATGATTTTATTTTTTATTGATTAATTAAACTGATGCTGTTTCTTTTACTGAATTTGCTACGTGTTGCTTATTAATGCTATGTTGACCTGCAACATCGGTGGAAATTATCTTGCTAGTTCCCGTTTCTTCTGCTACCATAACCTTAGCCCTGCTTTGCTCAATTGCTATTCGTTCTGCTGATTCTGTTTTTATTTGAGCAATAGTTATCTCCTTGTCTGCGTCAATTTGTTTTAATTGTTGCTCGTGTGCATACTGCTGTTGCAGTTGCTGCATTTGTAATTGAGCCGCAATCTGTGTTGTCTGTTGTTGCCCTTGATTGTTAGCTTGTATTTTCTGCAATTCATTTTGTTGCATACCCTGCTTCGCCTTCTTAACGCGATACGATAATATACTTATCGCTTCTTTGGCATTATTGGTGTAAATAACCGCGATGGCATCTGAAGTATCTAAGAACCCGTTAACTATGTCCTGCTGCACCCATTGGAATATTAATTGTTTGTCTTGCTCTGTTGTTTTCTTTTGCAGCATTATGCCCATATCTCTTAAAATCTTGTCAGGGTCAAGTTCTATAAACCTCAACGTGTTGCTTCCTAACGCTCCCGTGTATGGCACATATCCCGACAACTTTCCACGCTTTATACCTTGCTGCATTCTGCAAAATGTATCTTCCGCTAACCGTAGTGTTAATGATTCCTCGGCAAAGGCCATCGGAAAAAGGGCGTCATTTGTAGATTGGTTAGCTAACTCATATCCCGGCACAAGTGTTTTCGGATTAGGGTTGCCGCTTGTTATATCATTATATCCTGTCATTTTTTCAATAGCCATGACTGTGTTTTGCAGGTCTTGGAAAAATCCTACCAGTTCACTCATTACAGTGTTTTCTATTGGTATAATGGGTTGAATATTCCCCGGCAACGGATTTCCTGCTGCATCAAGTGAGCGTCCTACAATGATACCAGTTTCAAATAACATTTGCAATTGTTCCCTCGGTGTCATGTTCTTACCACCTTTATTCAAGGCTACATTTTCCAACATATCCATATTAATCCACCATCCACTAGGTACTGCCCTGTTCTTAAAGTTTTGTATTTTATAAATGGTTAGTTGGTAGTCATCCAAATAAGGGCACAGTCTTTCCATAAATCCCTGCGCTCTCATTTCATAAAAGTTATAAGCGCAAAAATTATACGATAATCTTGTCTTTGCTTTTTTCTTATTGCCTATACTTCTTTTTTGATCGTAGCACATTCCCCAATCGTAACATTTATCAGTGCCCACTATCCACTTACATTTATAAACGAATTGTATTTTTTTTCTTTTGTACTTGTCAGATTTTTTACCCCTGCCATATTGGGCTTTTCTAAAATCACTATTCCCGTTTTCATCATAGGCATCATTATAGGAATATTCGTTGTAAGTAAAGAACTCAATATCCAATACTTTACATTTGAATTTATCTACTGGTTTTAAAAAACCTGTTCCAACTCCCAATACTCCGGGGTTTCCCCACTTACCTGCAATGCTACCAGCAAACTCCTGCAACTCTTTTTCATTAAACATTAATTCCCCGTTCTCATCTGTTACTGTTGCAAGGTCTATTAATGATACGTCTATTTGTTCTCCTGCATGAACTATATCTTTAAACGTGGCATCTTTTGCATAGGATATAATTACGTTATCGTTATTGCACACGCGGAACTTTGCTTTGTTGTCATCTCCTAACCAATCTTTAACTCCCGCAACTCCATGGTCAAATAGATTTTCATAAATAGCTCTCCGGCATGAACGGTAGTCATTTTCATAAAAGCCTAATTCAATAGCCATCTCTGCATCCATTGAACGGTTAAATTGTTCTCCATTAAGAATACGCATTTCCAGTTCTTCTAAATCCATTGGCTCATTACTTTCTACCTGTACCATTGGATGATTAGCAAGCTCTGAATTTTGTTGTTGCAGGACTTCCCGCATTATAAGTTTAGTCCTTATTTGTGCATAGTATTTATCTATTTCTGTTTTACTTAAACTATCCACTGGTGTACATACGATACTGTAATCTTCTTTCATTAAGCGGGAAATAGCCTTATCCCTATAACCGCTAATAATTGCTCTCACCGACCAGTCGATTGATAGCCAAGTATTTTTAGTTTGTGGGTCAACTCCCATCAAAGTTTGGTACTGGCTAATACTTTGTTTTCCCAAAGCATACATTCTCCACTTCTCATAATCGCCACCGTTATTAGCGAATACTCCTTTTGGGTATGCGTAACAAAAGTCATAGTATGCGGCCTTTGCATATTGCATACAAAAGTCCTTCCCTTTTTTATCTGGGCTTATGTCGTGATTTGGAAACGGGTAGTTACTTCCATTTCCGTTTATGTCTTGGTATCGCATGGTTAGGTTTTTATATTGCTTTTCTAAGTGGCATAATATCTTCTATATTCATATTCTTGCTGTCAGGGCGTACATACTTTTTACCTCTCACTGCTATTAATGTAAAGCCTGCGGCCATTGGTTCATCAAACTTTTGCGTATCTTCTACCTTAAAATCCAGCCACCCTGTTATTTTTCTCATCAATGTTTTAAAGTAACACCGTTTTATAAATTGGTTTATATAAGATTCAGTATAGTTGCAAATCATTTGTACTATAGTTCCTGTTCCATCCGTATATACCCCCGGTTCCACCTCTCCCGGCAACCACATTAAAAAAGCAGAACAATTCCATAATGTAAAATCACCTTTCCAGTGATTTACGTTCCTTTCAAACAATACCTGACACCCACATAGCCACGCTATCTTTAGCACATCCATATTTGCTTTCTTTGTACTGGATTCTCTAAATGTGTACCGTATTGTAAAAGTGTCATCGTATTTATCATCAGGGTATAACGGGTCTGGTAATTGGTAATTAAATGCCGCACAGTTTGAACGCCTCTTATCCTTTGTCTTATCATACTTAAACGGATCGCACCCAATTCTATTTGAATAATTATTATTGGGTAAAAACATATCGCCTTTCTTATACACCTTATTAGGCTCTTTCGGCCACCAGCCAATTAGTTTTTCGTACTTTCCTTTGGCGTTAGGTTTCCATTCCAATTCGTTAACGATATACTCAATTTCGCCATCCGATTTTACCAATGGCCTTTGAAATTCAAAACCGTCCTTCCATTCTAAATCTCCAAATTCGGTTGTGTCCTTGCCCCACGAAATAGTATCTAATTGCTCATTTATTAATTCAGGGTCATACAGTGCATTTTCTCCGTCTGCTGAAAATGCCTCTTTTAAGTTTCTAGGATTTTTTCTTTTAAATGAACTGATTCCCCTAGTGTCTCCTTTTTCTTCAAGTGCTTTTATTTTATTAGCTAAAAACTGCAAATTCATTTCTTCATCAACATACCCATACTTAGCATATTCTTTGTTTATATACATCCCCTTTTGTGCGGGCAGAAAATAAGTATATAAACCAGTTCCGGTAAACCCATTATCATCTCGTTCAAGTGGATTGCTATTTGCTGTTAATTCTTGAAATTCATAATTTTCTTCCTCATTTTTTTCGGGCTCTACTGTCGAAGTGTAAAAGTGTTTCCCTTTTAACTCAAAATCAATTTCAGTACAAAACCTTACTACGTTTTGTCTCTCCTTTATTGAAACTGGTTTTTTCGTCTTACCTGCTTCCTCACTACAATAAGTATGAACTTCAGGGCCGTCATAGGCTGATTCGGTAGAAACCTTATAATCAAAAAATGATTCAAGCGGTTCTTCTATACTTTCATCTTCAAGCTCTGCTTTTGCTCCTCTCCTCGCCGTTGGGAAAAACCTTAGTTCGCTTGGTTCTTCCCCTTTCATTAAATCATAACGTGGCCTGAAAAAGTCAGGTAACTTTTGCCACGGATGGATAACTGCCTTTTTAAAAGCATCCTCCGCATCTTCATCACTCTTGGATTGCAGCCCTGCATGATGATAATTCATCCTTGATACTCTTTCATAAGCCCAACACCCCAATCTTGCTGTCTTTCCGTTTTTTCTCTTTGTGATTTCGTTAGGCCCTAAACATTTATCATCTTCCATGTCATAGGAAATAACATAAAATATATCCCTATCAGCTATACGAAAATCCATGTGCTTACCCTGAAACTTCCAGTAGGTAATATAAAAATAATTAAGCCCTGTAATGTATTCTAAAACGGTTTCTTTTTTTATAGGATTGTAATTCCAAAACCATACACCACATAAACGACGTTTCCATTCACGCCTCCTGATTCCCTCCAAATATTCATCAACATAATAAGGGTCTATTGCTTGTACTTGTTTTTCTTTATTCCTTTTTACTTTAAAATCCGCAGGGAGTACTGGACGATTCCATACATGGTCTAATGGATTTTCGGGGGCATCCAGAATATCCGTTTCCTCCATCTTATAGGTAACTGAGTTTATTCCATATCCCACCTTTGGCAAATAGCATTTGTAAACAAAGCCAAAAGCATTGTCAGCTACATCAATATGTCCGTGTCCTCTATCTTTAAACATTTCCGTCTGCTATTTGCTTTGCTGATATTGGCGAATACGTTGATTTTTTTTCTTCCCCTTCCATTTTCAATGATATTTTTAAGTTGCTTACATTCTCTATCATTTTAGGCAGATTTTCCCATAAATCTTTCGCATTTTTATAAGCTGTAATGTCTGCCTTTTCATCCGATGCTATCTTTGTACTTATTTTAAAGTTGCCCAAATACTCATTCTGTTGCCTTAGTATATTCACAAGGACTATATAGCCGTCTTTTGCAGGGTCAAATTGACCTATCCCCATACGCTTCTCGTATTCCTCAATCTTCTTCTGTAATGTTTCTACTTCGCTCATTGGTTAATTATTTTTGTATTCTTTTTTACGTTGCTTGGATATTTTTTCCTGTTGTCTTTTTTCGGCGTTCGTTAATTTTCGATCACCAAATAATTCTTTTTTAACTTCTCTGGTAGCGTTGGCTTTTATATATGTTGTTTCGTCTTTTACTTGGTCTGGAGTTAAGTCTTTGTATGGAACTCCGTTAATGCCTTTTTCAAAGAATACCTTCAAATCTTTGTCAATAGCGGCATCTCTTTTTTTAATATAACTGTCAGTTTCTTCGTCGGTTAGTTTTCGGCCACCAGCATTCCAGTTCTTTATATTTTCATTATTCATTTCCTCTGTTCTTTCGTTTCTTTTTTGGAGGTCTTCAAGGTTCTTATCTATCTGTCCTTTTGATGCGTAACTACCATATCCTATTCCTAAAATATTGGGAAGTAAAACTGTTGGTATAGCCATTAGCCCTTCTTCCTTTAATGATTTTAAAACGTCTTCGGTGTACATTGGATAAATTCTAACTATATCGTAAGGGTCAAATTTTTGTCCGTATCTGCCACCGAAAAAAGCATCTGTTGCATAGGCAGTATTTGGAGATAGTTTGTTTCTAAAAAAGTTTAATGTTGATTCACCCGCTTTTTTAGTTGCTTGGTTTCCTTCGTATGTTGTACCCGTTGCTTTTGTGTAACCTGCTTTTACTATTCTTAAAAAGGTCCTTACATAGTTGACTAAACCACCGCTTATATCATAAACCTTATCGCCAAATCTTATCTGTAAAAAATCGCTGTCATCTGGATTAAGTGATATTTTACCTCCCGCTGCTGTAAGCCCTAATCCCATAGCCATTGTAGTTACTGTAAAGGATGCCATATCTTTCATTGCTTCTACTTTTGCTTCCTTTGGGATTTTAGGGTCAAAATATCTGTAAGGGTTAAGTAAGTTAAATCTTGATGCCATTAACCTTGCACCGTAGAATGTATTTCCTAATACTGTGTTGGCTGCATGATTTTCAAACATTGACATCATTTTACCTCTGCCTGTCATGCTCATTACAAAATTACCGGCATACTTAAATGCTTCTGGGTCACTTTCTCTTGTCAATCCCTGCTGTTCTAATCTTTGCCTCATCTTCTTATACATATCATAACGAGCAACGTTTAGAAACGCATCTGCTGACCTGTTAGATGCCTTTAATGGTTCACTAATAATTGGTATATCATAGATAAAACTCTTTCTAAAATCCTCGTTATGCAGGTCTGGGTCTGCTGCTCCCAAATCATTAAAGACAATTCCGTCCTTCATCATTTCATGGTACTGCGGGTCTTTACGGATAGCAAACATTATTCTCTCAAACTTCTTTGGATTGAATATACTTTGCATATTAGCCTTAAACCCTTTTGCCCAAACGTCAATTCTACGTGGGCTTATCAATGTTGCTCCCTGCCTGAAAGGAACGGATATATCCACCGCCGATTGCACGAGTCTTCTTACTCCTAACACTTCCATTACTTTATCAAAAGCCTTCCTTAATTTGCCTCTTTTCTCATATTCATCTTTTGACCGTTCATGTCTTATCTTATTCTCTAAGTCAATAACCCTATCTTCCAGTATTTGAGATTTTCTGCTTTTCTTAAATACGGTTGGTTTTTCAGGCTCTTGTAAATATGTTTTGTTCTTTATGTCATCTTCCAGTTTTTTAATCCTATTTTTTAATCTCGATTGGAAAGCCTCATCATTCGTTGGTGTTTTTTTATTCTGATTGGCTGATGATGAACTTTCCTCTACACCTTCGTCGTCTATTCCCCTGTCCTTATTCAATTGCCTAACCTCTTTTATTTTTTCTTTAAGCTCATCAATTCGCCTATTTGAATTTGTCTTGTCCTTTTCTGTCTTTGCGTTCTCTTCTCCCTTCCTTGCTCGTTCAAGCTCCTTTAATAACTGTGCTTCCCTTTTAAGCAACCGTACCGTATTCGCTTTTTCATTTCTGGTTGGTTCTTTTTTCTCATCATGTTCACCCGCCAAAATATCCAATACATCTTTTTTAGTTAGCCCTTCCAGTACATCTTTAAATTCTGCGTGTATGTCTGTTATGGCGTTATCCAGCTTATCTATCCCCTGACTAGCTAAACTATTAAGGAAATCTTTTACGTGCGGTGCAATAGCCCGTAATTCGCTTACAAGGGGTATGGTGGATTGCAACCCACCTTCACCCGTTCTTAGCTTCTTCAATGCTTCCCTTGCGGCATCAATGGATGCTGTGCGTTCTGCCTTATAATCGGCATCCGATTTTTTTGCGTCTTTTTTGGCTTTAGCCTTCGCTTTGTTCAATCCTAACTCTGCAATATCCTTAGCGTGTTGCTCCCTTTCGGACACAAGTTGTTTTTCAAGGGCTTCTTTGGCTGTCTTTAATTCCTCATACTTTGCCGCTTCACTCTTTACCTGTGTTTCGGTAAGTGCCGTTCCTTGTGATGCCTGTTTCTGCAATAAGAAATTAGTAAGGTTATCTTCATCGGCAACAAGTTTTCTGCTTTCCAGTAATTTACCCGCCTTAGTCCCTGAAACGTCCAATGCCTTTGCTAATCTTGTAGCACGTCCCAATAATTCTTTTGATGGATTTTTTTCTAATTCAGCATCTAATGTGGCTTTATATATTGCAAGTACGGCATTGTCCTTATTCGTTACCTCTTTATCGTTTTCAATTTTATCCAATGCTTCATTTGCTGCGTTGGGGTTGTTCTTAATTACTTCTTTCGCATCTGCTATCAATGCTTCGTGTGTCTCTGCTGGTTTACCTTCGTATTCAGGCAGCTCAATAATTTTACGAAGTTCTGCTACTGCCGCGTGTGTAATGCCTTTCTTTTTTTCTCCGCCTTCTGCTTTAAGTGAATTTTCACTAATTGGAGGTGTTGTAACGCTTGCTTCCTTTGTGGAGACAGGAATTTCAGTTTCTTTGGTTGCTGCGGGTTGCTCATCTGGTTCTATTTTTAATTCAATAGGTTCACTAATGTCTTCTGGCGCTCCCGTTATATCATCATCTCCTTTGCTAATATCAAAGCCACGCTTTTCATGCGCATCTATTTCTGAAGGAACATCATCGCCTATTGGAATACCTTTCTTATCTGTCCCCTTAATCGGTACTGTTAAGTCTGGAAGTTCTTTATTTGAAATATGCTCCTCAAAATATTTTTGTTTCAGCTTATTTTCTCCGTAAATCTTTGCTGCTTCTGGACTATCAAATGACTTGTTTAAAACTTGATGGTCGCCTTTTGCATCAATAATTATTGGAGTGAATTTTTCTTCCGTTCCAGAAGGTTGTGTTTTTACACTGCCGTATTCTTTTGGAAGTTCTATTTTGTTTTTTTGTTCGTCTGAAAGCTCTTTAAAGTTCTTGTCCCCAATTTCATTTTTAAGTAAAAGTGATTTTCTAAATTCCTGTTCTTGTTTTACTTTTTCTGTTGTTTCTGATTTTTGCACTTGGTCGGTTAGTCCCTCTCCTTGTTTTTTTATATCTCCTTCAACTACTAAAGAATGTGCGTAGTCTTGTCTTTGATCGGCACTTAAATTTTGCGTCTTGGGAGTGTTTAAGTCAGGATGCTTTGCTTTTTGTGCAAGGTTATTTATGTAGTCGATTTTTTCTTTGGCAGCACTTTCTTTTACTTTGCCTTCATTAACTAACTCATTCATCCTATCTTCAAACTTTGCTGGATCGGCCGTAGCCATACTAACTGCTTGTCTTATCTTACCTGCTTTTTCTGCTGTCGTGTGGTAGCCTGACATAGCCGAAAACGGTAACACTGAAATTATATCAGCCGGTATGTTAGACATTAATTCATCCGTTGCGTTCCTATCTTCGTTCTTCTGTGGGTTAAGTAATTTATCTGCAACGATACCCGACAACTGCTGCGCCTTTAATATGCTTATGTTCTTGCCTAAATCTTTGGATGTGCTTACAATCCAGTCAGCCAATTTGCTTTTATCAAAACTCCCATCAGCAAACTTGGTCATAAATTCATCCGTTATATTTTTTTCTACTGCCGGTTCTACTGATTTTATTTTATTTAGTGAAAATTCAGAGAATAGCAATCCATCAACAATAGATCTCCCAAAAGCGTACACATTCTGCATACTCTCTCCTGCGCCTTGTTCCTGTGCTGCTTTTTTATAATCATCGTAATTTAGGAAGGTGGATGCACTGATGTTTCCTAATACGTTTGTTGCTGTTTTACCTGCTCCCAATAATCCAAGACCACCACCTAAAACCCTGTTGGCTGATATGTATGCTCCTATCGTTCCTGCTGTTTGTGCAACGTTATTAAGAGTTCCCCAACTAACAATACCAGAACGCTTCCCTGCTTCTGGATTTGCGCCCATCCTGACAGTTTTTTTACCGTTACCCACATCGACAATTTGCGCCTGTTCACCACTTTGTACCGGGGCAAGTGCATTTACGTTTCTAAATTCTTTCCCCCTTTCTGAATTATCAGTGCTAGGCGTAAATGGTGATTGAAAAATATTACTTAGCTTATTTGCTGGATTTAAAATAAAGTTATGGTAGAAGTTGCCCAGCGCGCTTGTTAATGGTATTTTTTCTTTTGATTCGTAAATTTGTTTTTCTTGTTCTTGGGATATTTCTACTCCGCTTTTTTTAAGTTCGTCTATGGCTGTTTTTATTTCAGCAGACCCGGGTTCTGACGATACAACATTATGCCATATTTCCTCTAATCCAGACACTCGATCCTGTATTCCTCCCATCCCTAAATGTTTGTTCTTTCTAAATTCCGCTATCCTGTCGCCAATAATATTTCTTAATGCATCTACAGCAACTGTTGGGTATCTTTTTTCAATGGTATTAAATTGATTAGATAAATCATTCATTTTTTTATGCGCCGTTGCTTCATCTATTTTGCCGCTCTTGTAGTCATTAATTACAGCGTCTTGCTGTGCGGATATACCATTAAACTCGTCATTAAAATCCCTGTTCTCAATTTGTTCTTTTGTAAGCAACTTGTCGCCAAACATTTGTTCGCGAATAGTTTTATTATCTGGCTGTACAACCTCTCTTATTGTCTTACCTATTTCTTTGGGTGTGGCATCTGTATTTTTAGATAACGTCTGACCTAATAAAAAACTAACGTGCTGCTGTAGTTGCTGTTTCTTAGTGCCTAACTCTTCTATTTTATTTTTTATCTGTTGAAATTGGGGGGTATTAAGAGTCTCAACTCCCTGGCTGTACATCATTAATTGTGCTTGATCTTTCAACCCAGTTAATTGCCCTTCTAATTCTTTATTTCTGTTTGTGTAATAAACACCTAATTCCGGCGCGAGTTGAGGATTATTCATTTCCTTATTCACATCAACATTTATACCCGCTTCGCCTAAATCTTTTTTAATGAAATCCTGTGCGTTTTTGTTTTTTACTACTGGATCGTTTTGCCTGTCCATTTCCTGCTTACCTTTTTGAAGGGTATTGGTTAATCCTTGAAAGAAACTTGTTTTTTTTGCAGGCTGCGTGGTATCTGGTGCATTTTCATCGGCAACATCTAATGCACCTGAAAGGAATTTATGTTTACTTGCTAAGTCTACGATAGGAATTTGATTATCACTTGGTGAAGGCGATTTGCCATCCAAATAATTTAATGGTGAAGGTTCTTTTTTTTTTACCGATGAGAAATATTGTTGTTGAAACTCATCAGCGCCTTTAGTATATAACTGTTGAGAAGCCAGCCCATTATGTAGCTTTTGTATTGCTTCCGGCGTGCTAAATTGCTTCTGAAATTCCTCAAAAGACTTTGTGTATAATTGCTCTTTTACTAAGCCATTATACAGCTTTTTCATTGGCGGGTCTTCCTGAAAAGGAACCTGCGTATCTACATCAACTTGCTCTGTATCTATCTCTTGATTTGGCATAATTGCTTTTAAAGGTAATGAAATTACAATAATTCACAATCACTAAAAAAATGTATATTTACACGTGGGTGGCAGTTTCATTGGAATATATACGCCTATCTATCCAATAGAACTTAGTAAAGTTTAGTATGTTCTAAACTAAAAATGCCACCCATTCAAACAAATGGGTGGCATTCAGAAAAATACAGAGTCTGACAAAAAGGCAAGTAATTTAGTTTTCTTAAAGGATGTGATCGGAGAAGAAGATGACCCAAAAGAAGATGCATCTTTACAGGCATTATATGATGAAATAGATGCTACTTTCCCTGCTTTTAAGTTGATATTAGATAAGTACCCAAATAAAGCGTTCCAGTTGGATTTCCATCCAATTACAGGTTATTTTGTGGATTATGATGTAAACGTCTTAGTACATCACTTGCGGACTCAAGATTAAGCCTTGTTATCATTTCTCCTAAATGACAATTATAGGGATGATTTGCATAGGTAGCATTAACCATTATCAACCACGAATTAGGAATCATTTCCGATTTACTAATTTGGTTTATTCTTAGTTTTTGATTTTCATGCATAAATTCACCCTGTAGAATTACTTTGTAATGTTTAATTAAAAAATTAGCCTCATAATCCAAATAAGTAGTAACCTTATAATCCCCTTTTGTGATTATAAAACTGTCTCTCCAGCGGTCTATTGCATTTTTTCGGGCATCTGAATCAGGCGTTTTTAGGTGTATGCAAAAATTATTAAATGCCACTTTTAAATCATTAAACAGCATTTTAGATGTTAGTACATTTACGTTTTTACCTTTCCCTATATTTTCAAAAATAACATCATCGTTAGTTATACGAATATGTTTACCAACCGTATAATTATGAACAAGTTTGCAGCGAAGATTTACATATAGATTTAAAGCCCTGGATTGTGGTAAATACTGTTTTATAAATTCATTGTAAGATTCCGCGGTATCATCAATTTTATTGTATCTAAAGGCTGCAAATTGATCAATAAGGCAGCTACATAAAATAAATGCAGCAATAGGGGCTGGTTTAACGGTCAGCTCTATATCTGAAAATGCAAAGCTTCCAAAAGAGTCTATTATTTGCTCTATTATATCATCATCATTCATAAATACTTATTATTTATAATTTTCAATATCCTTACGTTTTTGTAAGGTAACATCTGTTATGGAAAGATAGAATATTACATCGTAAGCATTAGCTATCATAAATTCTATAAGAATGTTACCGCATTGCCATTTGAGGGCGTAGGTCTTGCCTATGTCTCTTTTTATTCCGTCCGAATCGCTTGCACTTCCAAATAATCTGGTTAATTCATTTTTTATGCTCTTAAAGAAGGTAGGCCAATTACCGTTTTTTATATTTTGTTTATCCGCATCATCGGCACTTTTTGAAAGTAAGATTGAGTAAACCGCTCCTGTATTTAATCTCTTTAAAGATACATCTTGAAACTTCTCCTTAAATGTTATATACTTATTTAATTGTGGGTGATCTACCGTCTGGTAGTCACCAAGAAACACCATGGTATCATTCTTTTCTGGAATCATAGTAAAATATCTTCTAATGCTGTCTGGCATTGAATGTCCTAGCCTGATTCCCCTAAATGAATTGAATGATTTTATTGCTTCGCAATCTTGTGCTTTAGCAGATAATCCAAACAGGATAATTAATACAATTATAAATAACATTCTCATGTCTTAAAAAATAAGTTAGGTTAAAGAAAAAGATTTCGTTGAAGTATGTATATAAAAATAGCGTGGGACTTAAATCAGATTATCACCTTTCAGGCACTTGGGAGAGCCCGTTGTTCGATAATGCATAACAAAGCCCACGCTTTAACGTAGGCGTCATTAACTATCATCTCGAACAACTTTTGTAAAACTCCCAAGTTTTGAAAAGTGAGAAAGTAGCTTAGAACGCTAAGATTATATATGTGTTAGTAGGTTGATAGATCAACCAGATAGAAGATAAATTTGCATAATTTGACGTTTTTATTGTGTGTTTAAAAAAATGCGCAAACGAAAAAACAAACGGCAACCATCCCCTGTCCATACATTTTTCTAAACACATAGAGGTGTCATTCCTCTAAAAAAGGAAAAGTACGGATAGGTTAGGTTGCCGCTTTTAGTTAAATACGCTGGCTTCCCTGCTTGAAGATTTTGACTTTTTTAATTCGTGTTTAGAACAATGGTACTAACATTGCCATTCCCCAAAAGTAGTATTAAGATTAAAAACTATGTAGTAAATTTTCCAATCAATCAGAGATACCCGTAATACTACTATAAATCGCCTGCCAAAAACAGATTTCAATTATTCGTTCTTTGTTGTATATTTAACATAGGGAAACAGAACATTTGCACCATTTTTGCGTTCATATCATGAAGAGTTAGCTACACACAGAGAATCATCATTCTAAAAAAGCAAAACATGGAAAAGGCGCTATATTATATTTTTCACAACCTCTACACTATAAGACTTTTATTTTCTGGTATGTACGACATGGAAACCAGAAGAGAGGATGATTTAATAATTAATCCTCGCATAAAAAATCTTTCAGTATCAGGGGTGGGGGATGATAAAAACAATTTAAAGTCTGACAGGGTAAAAGTTCTAAAGGATTACTCTAAATCCTATAAACAAAAAGCAAAGGAGCATACGCCAGAATTAGCCAACTGCCAATGACCAAACATAAAAGAGAAATAAAAACTGCGCACTCTAGGGAACTTCAAAGGTTAGAGCAATCAGAGGAGATTGACGATAATCTTCTTCCGGATGCAGAAGAGATTAAAAAGCTGGCCGCAATTGATCCCGATATTTTAACCTGGCTTAAGGGTAGGGCGGAAAAAGAGCAAGAATTTAGACACGACTTCTCAAAGAAACGCATAAAGTTGACTAACGATTATGAGCAGCGACATCATAATACTGCTAGAATGGGGTTGTTTGTTTATGCAATATTAGTAATAGGTAGTTTGTGGGGAGCTTACCAATTAATACTAAAAGGATTGAATGTTCAAGGGTCTATATTTGGAAGTGCCGCAGTAGTGTTGGCGGTAGCTGTGGCGGTTACAAGAAAGCCCAATAAGCCTACTGAAAAATAATTTTACCACTAAGTCTTTCCATCCTTAGCTTTGTTATTTGGCTTCTTTGGTAGGGGTGGGGCGGATTTTCTTAATTTATCCCTTCTGTCCCTTTCTGGCTTCCCAATTTTTTTTAGCATCTCGCCTAAGTTAATCGTACCTGTTGTTTTAACCTCTGATGCTTAAACGGAGGTATTTTTTCAAAAAATCACAAAAAATGTTTGGAAATATCATAATTATATTCTTATTTTGGAAACGATATACTTCCAGTCTCAAAGGTATTGAGAAAAAAGGAAGTTTTATTGCTTCCTTATGGCTTTAGAATTATTTGAAAAAGATAGTCAATGCACTATTAAATACGAAGACAAGATACTTGTCATCCCATCCAAAGAACTAATCAGGATTTTAGAGCAATATGTAACTGCCGCTTCGGATGGAGCTATTAAATCATCTTAGGCGTTTTGTGTTGCTCCGGGATAAACCCTTTTAAAGGCTTCAATACATGCCGCCTTTATATTATCAGCTAAATCGCTTCCGGGGGTAAAATTAAACATAACTGTTCCATTGGCAGTATAGACCATGTAATGATTATGAAGCAAATCGTGGTCTTGTGGTCTGTCGGTAGGACGTTCTTTAAAATACTCTATATGTTTTTCCTGAATAGCATCCAATTCCTTTTGAAATAATTCAGCTTTTTCAGTTAAATCCTTACCGTAAAATAATTCATTCATTTGTTTATTATCCATAACACCTTTTTTAGAATACTAAAATACTGATTTATGTGTCAAATGAAGCAAATTAACGAATTTAAGAGCCTACCAGAGCTAATCATGTATTTCAGCACAGAGGCGGTATGCCTTAAATATTTGGAGCAATGGGTACATAAAGGAAATATAAGATGCCAGTATTGTGGAACGGATAAGGTGTATAGATTTAAGGATGGTAAACGTTTTCGGTGTTCATCATGCCTTGAATATTTTACGGCTAAAGTGGGAACTATATTTGAAAGCAGCAAGCTCCCATTGGTGAAATGGTACACGGCTATATACTTACTTAGCGCACATAAAAAAGGCGTTTCATCTCATCAACTTGCAAGGGATCTGCACGTTACCCAAAAGACCGGGTGGTTCATGCTACATAGGATCAGGAAGGCAATGCAACAAGATAGTATAATGATGGATGGGATAGTAGAAGCTGATGAAACTTTTATTGGAGGCAAAAATAAAAACAGGCATAAAAATAAGAAGTTCAAAAACTCACAAGGACGAAGTTTTCAGGACAAGGTTGCTGTAATGGGTTTATTGCAAAGAGAAGGAAAAGTAAAGACAGTAGTTATCGGTAATACACAAGGCGAAAATATTAGAAGGGTTGTGTTTGGTAATGTTCAAACTGGTAGCACATTAATTAGCGACGAATGGTGGGCATACCGGAATATGAATCAGTTCTATCGCCATGAGGTAGTCGATCATGCCAGGGGGCAATACGTTAATGAGAACGGTGCAACGACAAATAGCATGGAAGGATTCTGGGCGCATTTAAAAAGAAGTCTCGGAGGTATTTACCACAGAGTTAGTCCTAAGCACCTTCAAAAATATATTGACGAAATAACCTTTCGATGGAATACCAGAAAAATGAATGAAGGTCAACGTTTGTCATTATTAATGAGTAAAGTAAATTGCAGGTTAAAATATAAACAATTAGTGTATGAGTAAATACAAGCCAATAACAGTCGAAGAGGCTGAAATTATAGAGAAGCGAATACAAAAGCAAAATCCAGAAAAAAAGCCCGTTGCTTTGGGTAGTACTCTATCCAAAATAGGCAAAAGGAAGGGGGAGTATTTCCCATTTGATGAAGATGGAAATTCTAACTCAAAAATAAATAGAGACAATTTATTACACGGAGACTAGCAGCGTTGAAGACCAGACCAAATCATTCCTTTAGGCTCTATTTGGGTTACAAATATCATCGGATTTCTTTCCAATCGAAAAGCTACTCCTTGAACTGCTGTAATTATTTGGTCTTTAGTGGCATTGCTCTCAATTCTATAATTTCCGTTGGGGAGCCTCCACTCAATACCATCTTTATCGGTAACTCTTTTCGTAAACCCTAAATTTATAAGCCCGTCTCTTAAAAATGTATAATTAGGATTTCGGCCACTTAGCTCAACTCTTACAATAAAATTAGCCATATCTTCTTTTTTTGATTATAAATATGCTGCCCTTAGTCCTGCAAGACGGGGCAGCTTTCAAAGGTAGTAAATTGGCTACAACATATATGTAGTTTTCACCTATTGTATTTATGGGAAAGATTGTTACTTTTGGAACTGAACAAGCATCGGAATACACAACAAATCTTGCAGTAGTTTTAATCCAAACAGGCACAAGCTGATAAAAACGGCAGCCTACTATAACTTTTCTCTGTGGTTACTTGCAAGGTTTCCTGTGTAAGAAAGGCCAATAGCGGGTTGCCGTTTTTGTTTTAGACCAATCAAATATATTTCTATTAACACATAAAAAACCTTGCAAATGAAAATATTTATCTTCTCTGGTTAAACCGTTGTCGTATTAACCAACATACTACATAGCGTTAGCTATTGTCTTGTAGATAAAAATTGGCAAATTTCACTCTCGAAAATCAAGATCAATAACTGAACGCTCACGTGATGCGTGGGCTTTAGTTTTCTGATTTTCGGGTATGCCAATACCTTATCTACAGAATATACTATCTGCCCACGCAATTTTTTTATCCATAACTCAAATTAGCATGAAGCCTATTATTATAGCAGTTTTAATACTGTGCAGCATATCTGCATTTAGTCAAATAAATAAAGTATATAAATACAAAGCAGTCCGCTATGCGATGGTGTTTAATGATGATAACAATGATTTTGTTTCTATTACACCTTATAAGGACACCTCAATGCTGGTTGTAGTAAATGTTCCAGATAGAAGCATTACCTTTTACGGAGACACCAATAAAAAATATGACATAACAAAGGAAACCACCGTATATGTTGATGCTCCTTTTAACTTCTTGAAATGGCAAAGCTGCATTGATCCGGATGGCCGTAGATGTAATATACGGATAGCAATGCCCACAGGAGATATTTCAGGAATAGGCTTAATTATGTATATTGACTACAGGGGAGTAACTTACTATTATGGATTGAAGTATAATTAAATTACCAAAATGAAATCAGAGGGATTTTATTTAGATGTACTATTAAGGTTGCTCAATAAAGATAGAGACAGGCCTATAAATGATAGGCTGCCAGTTAAAGCAGATAATTTCCTTGCTGATATAGTTTCATCAGATAGGCACGAGGATTTTATAGAATTGGTGGACACCCTTTTAGAGGAAAGATATGTACGGTTAGTACCAAAAGATTGGCATAAAAATCCAATAGATAAATACCAAGATGTTATAATTACTTTAAGGGGTAGTCACTTTATTGAACTTGGCGGTTATCATCAAAAGAAGATTTTCGAAGCCGCCGATGATAATAGGATAAAAGCGCAAGCCAAGGCAACCCTGCTCCTAACCGCTGTTTTGGCTTTAGGGACATTCCCGATTGGACTATTGGCTCTCGTTGATTTGTATTGGAGATACAATTGGTTTCATTCTTGCTTTTGGTGGGCAGTTTCGGGATGGAGTTTTGTTGCGATTGGAATATCGGTTTTAATACTTTATAAAGTAAAAAAGAAAAAAGCAAAACCCAAGGAATTATAGCTAACCAAACACCCACCGTATTGATGGCTATTATTTTTTAACCTTTGAGATAGTTTGTATATTGCTACCAAAGGGAATAATAGCCTTTACGAAAATACGTGTTTTTTACAGATTATCAAAAATGCCTTTAACAAAGGTCTTTCCTGCACCTCCCCTCTTATTATCCGCCCCTTTTTCAGCCTCTTTAACAGCTTTTTGCTTGGATTTTATTCCTAATGCCTTATTAGCTTCCAAATTGCTACCTATCGGGGTTAGTATTGTTAAGGGTTTATCATCAGCCGACCTGACTATAGCTACATCATTTCCGTACATTTTTACATAAACATCGTCTATAGATTTTATCTCGCTGTCGCTACTTTTAGCCTCAGCCATAATAACATCCTTTTCGGTTTGATTAAATGAATTTGCAGGAACCCCCCCTATTATTGGCTTGCCATCTTTCTGGCTTATCATAGGATTGAACTTTGCTGCATCAAAATGAGCTACAGCAGCATTTTTTATAGCAGTGTAACTATCTATTACAGGAACGTCTTTCCCTAAACGAATATTAGTTATGTTTTTTATTGGGTTAGCTTTTACTTCTGGGAATACGTCAACTCTACTTCCATGTAAATTTGTTTGTTTAGCCACATCTGCCGCATAAATTCTTTGGTAAGCATCGAACGATTGAGGATCAAGCGATTTGGGGTTAATACCTAAGTCTTCCTGTAAATGGGTATTAAATTTTCTATCCCACTCTAATGCTGCTGCACCAGAACCTCTCCACACTTGAAATTTTTCTTTTGGCATAGCCTCTGCTATTATCGGTTCACCATTTTTATCTCTCCCTAAATGAATTGGTTCCGTATCTAATTCAATTCCTTTTACTTTACCATCTTCGTCGAGTACTGGTTTGTCATAAATAGAAATATGACCTTTTACTTGATTCATCTCGTAGCCGCCCTTTGAATTTATTGTCTTTGTCTTACCATCTATTGGGACTAGCCCTCTGGTGTCGGTTACATTCTTAACCCACGCTTGCTCTCCTTTCGGATACCACACGTCAATATTTTCCGGCTCCGTTAATGGTGATAAATAATTTCTTTCTGGAACAACGGATGGGTCTTTGTATCCTATAGTATTACCTTTTGGATCAAGGTTCAAGATGTCTTTTAACATTGCGGTAACCGCAAACTCCTTGGCTCTTTGCAAATCTCCTGTAGGATAATCTTTCCCTTTTTCAATTAATCCTTTGTTTATCTCTGCTAGCTTATTCTTTGCTATAGTATGCCCATTCACTATGGCTGGTAATTTATTTTGTGCTGCTATACGGATAGCCTGAATATCTGCGCCCTTCGCCTGCATATCCATTAGCTCCGTCTTTACCTTATCCAATTGATTATGGGTAAGTATATCCACCGAATTATTTCCTACGTCTTCAAGTCCTATTTTTGAGATAAAATCATTACTTTCTTTTTGGCTTGCTGCTTTAGCTGCTGCCTTTTGAGCATCCTTATGTATAGCAAGCTGTTGGGCAAGATGCTGCCTTTGCAAATCCTGCTCAACCCCTCTGTTTTGATATTCAAAAGTTAATGGGTCAAAGTGTGTATTCTCTAGTATGGCTCCACGACGTGACAAAATATATTGTTATTTTTTATTTATGAAAACCTGCAATAGTGTTCCCCAATGCGCCACCTGAATTTATGAAACTTTGCGCTCCTGTATTCTTTATTTTATACTTGGTCATTATGGTATTTACTTGGTCTTGCCACCTTCTTACACTATCATCAAATTGGTTGTGGTACTCGTCTGTCATGCCTGCGTTGGCTTGGTTAAGATTTGATAGTTTTCCCTGATAATCCTGTGCCTCTTGTTGGTTAAGGGTATCAAAGCTATTGTCTGCTTGCCCTTGCGCTCCGGCTGCTACTGCAAGGGCTTGGCTTGCGTCTGTGGCATTACGGTTTACATTGGCAACGGTATTGGATTGGCTTCCATAAATACGATTAGCTCTTGATGCTGCACCAGCCATACGGCTATTAAGCAAAGTTTGAGCAAGCCCTAGTGTGTTTTGAGCATAGGGAGATACCTTGTATGTAGGGTCTAATTTCAGGGCTGCATCTAATTCGGCCGCTGCTTTTTTATCGTTCTTATGGCTGAATAAAGAGCCTATAATATTGCTTGCGCCTCCTATTATGCTACCTATTGCCGCTGCCATTGTTTTAAGATTTTATTTGTAAGTTAAAAACATTCTGGTTATTCACTTCGGTTATGTATTCAAACCCGTTCTTTTGAAGCATTCTTTGTGAAGGAAAATTATCTTTTGCCACTTCAGCGCAAATATGCTTTACTTCTTCTTTGCCACTAGCCCACTTCGTTAGTCCTTTTATTGCTTCCGTTCCATATCCTTTATCCTGAAATTCATCCCGCACCATAACCCAAATTTCAATTACTCCATGTTCCGTTGGTGGCCGTAAAAATCCGCATTCTAAAACCTCTGCCTCCTTATCGCATCCTATCCAAAAAGTATAAAATAATTGCTCACTTTCTGTTTTATCCTTCATTGGTTTTAGTGTGTATTCAAAAACCTTCTCTGCATCTGCGTGTGTTTTTACGTGCCCAAAGTGTGAATATACGCGACTTAATAATTCATAATAGCTTAATGGTCTAATATTTAACCTTTCGGTTTGTATCATTTTATACGTTTACGTTCCCTAAAGAAATACTGAACGCGAGATTTAAAAATTTCAGTTCCAAAACATTACTTCCCGTTGGTGAAAACTCTAACATAAAGTACATTGTCACTCCTCTCATTTTTTCTGCTGTCAAGCGGCCTGTAGCCACAAATCCTGTTGCTGTTGGAATAAGGATATTACGATAAAATGTAGCGTTCCAAATACCTTCAAGCCCAAATGGGTTTTTACCATTACCCGTAAAATCATAATCTACCAAATCGCTTTCCTGTTCATAAGGGTAGTCGTTATAAAGCATTACATAGGTAGGTTGGTAATTAGCTTCTACTGCCATAGCATTGTAAACTTTGGGAGTGCTAGGAGACATATTAGATACTGGCATTAACCTTGCCTTGTATTGTACCCCGTAGAATTTACATTGATTGTTGAATTGATTGTGCAGATACAGTTGCCCTAATTTAAAAGAATATAATTGATTTTGAAGTGTGGCGAACCCTTCCGGGGTAAATGAATAACTACCTGTCCACCTATTTGACTTTAGATCATAAACTATAGTTTTAGCATCAAAATCCAATATATCAAATGGATAAATTATAGGCACTCCAATATCAATGGAACTATCACTATAATTTCTTAAATATCCTTTGGGTGGATTTACTAAAAGTTTGGGTATTGAAATCAGTACTTCATCATGTGCAGGATCAACGGTTGTAAAAACAAATGGCCTCCCCCCTAGTGCTTCAATTTGAGCTGAGGTCATTGACAGAAACTGTGTTGCCCACAATTTCCAAAACCTTGTCATTTTATAATTAGATATTGGGAAAAGCCCATTGGATGCGTATTGGATCCAGCGGCCTGCATTCAGGTCATACCAAATAACTATACCCCTATATTCTAAAACACTTGTTGGCATTGTTGTTCCAAAATCACCTTTTAAAACGTTTACCGTTCCGATAACTGCCGGGCTTGATGCTACATAAGCATTTTGTTCTGAACCCACTAACTGAACTTCCCCTAAATAAAGAGATGCTGTTTGTTTTTCTCCTATCGCAAGCATAATATTACCCTGCTCCTGAACCTTGCTTGTCTGTTTTAATTTTTGTAGTGTTCCTAACGTGAATGGCAATATCTTTTCATCCAGTGCATCAAATGTGCTTAACCCGTTTGTCTGACTTCCTTCGATAATAACATTGCTCCAGCGTACTGCTGTAACTTTTCTTACCTGAATAGAATTAATTGCATAATTAACTTCCCCGCTATTGGTGTTCCATTCTTTCCAATATTTTGCTATGGGAGACATATTTTCAGCCACGTAACTACCAGAGGGGGCAAACCTTCCAAATGTATATATATCACCGTTAACCGTTCCAAATACAGTTGAATAAGTACGGGAGTTTGTTCCTGCATTATTTATTGCGAATGTTTCACCAACAGTAAAGAAGGGTTCGTTTGTTGACGGTTTGTAAGGGCTGTAAATCTCAAACAGAATATTCGGTTGGGTAGCGAAACTTCCTAAATTTTCCAGTTTGGAAATTATGTAATTTCCATCTTGTCCAATAACTGCAAGGGAATAAATTGTAACACTTATGTTTTGCCACACTTTGATAATATCTCCGTCTTGAAAAGAGTACCCCATACCTTCTGCATTCAATAAGGACGCATCAAAGGCAAGTCCGTAGGCCGCACTTGTATAAGTGTCCTGATAAGATAAAATGGCGGTAATCGGATCTTTAATGGCATATTTCATGCCCCCAGACTTTGCCTGAATAAAGAATCTTGTCCGTAGATTTTTTGTCGCTACCACTTCATAATAAGCAGCATCAACGGGTATCTCATTTGCGGCTGCGGCATTTGATAAAGCCCAATTAACGACATTATAGTAAGTGGTATTGTTATAGTCCCGGTCTGGTATTTGAACTATCATTGAACTGTCGGTAAAAACATTGCCGACCACTCGCTTATTGCTATCCCTGAATAAAATTCCAAATTGATAAGGGCTTGCACTATGGAAAGCGGGGTTTTGCCATGTGGTGTTTGTTTCGGCATGGGGTGTTAGTACAAGAGAACTCAATACGGGGCTATTGTAACTCTCCAAATTATTCCCTAGCATTAGCCTGTTTAACCCTAGTTCAAGCGTTTTAGACAGCAATGGTACGCTGTCATAGGGCTTTACCGAATAAGCTGCGTCAAGGGTTATCCCTGTATGGTCATTTAAGAAAGTATAGTTAAGTGGAATACCTGAATTGTTTTGCCCGTTTATGAGTGCTAAATCTGCTGATATCCTCTTATCCCATGAGCGGATTATAAAGTAAATTGCACTACCGGCCGGCTTTACGCAAAGGTTAACCACTTGAACGTCTTGCGGTATATGAAAGGTTGTTCCTGTGTTATCGGTCATTACCGCCACTACTTCATTAAAGGTATCGCTCGCCGTATTGTAATTTATCAGTTTTGATCGTGGGCTAAGTACCGACCTTTCATTATCCCTGAAATCATAAAACCATGCAAACTGTCCTGCAAAGTCAGCTATGTTATTAACCGTTATCCCTATTCCAACTTGTTTTGTTACAAATGGCGGGTAAAATGGCGGTTCACGGATTACTGTTATTACACTTGCCTCCAATGGATTCGTGTAAGCTGCTTGGCTGGTTGAATAAGTTGGATTATTCATTTTTATGGCAGCATCAATATTTAGCTTTCTGGGTGGATTGTAATTGTCATTAAAATACCATAACCCATTTTCGATTCTACCGTCTATCGGATAGTCTTTATTGAAGGCAAGTCCGCTCGTTACCTGGCTGGAAAGTAAAGCCAAATAAAGCACTCCTGCTGACTTATCAAATACCTCTATTTTATGCTGGCTTGTGGTTGTGTTATAGTATGCATAAATAATCCTATTGCCCACCTCGTCAACTGTATTTCCTAACTCAATAAAACTAACTGATGGTGATGGCGTAGATAACAATAACGTTCCGCCGATACTTTCAATCGTTCCTGTAAAGCCTTTATCTGTACTACCAAAACGAATATTTTGAGCATTGATATATTCGTTTATATCAATGGCAAAAGGCGCATCATCTGCGTTTAGCCCCGCTCCGTGTTCTCCTGTTGCGCCAAAATATTTTTTTTCCTTGCCTATCATTAACTTATTATTTCATTAAATTGCACATCGGCTTCATCCACTAAATAAAAGGTTGTTCCACTAATAATAATAAACGGTGTAGCTTTATTAATATCAAATAGTATCGACATCCCAACGGTTGTTTTATCCGATAATTGATTAACTGACTGAACGCTTCCAAAATTCAACGCACTCCCATTAGGAACAATGCTTAAAGTGCTGCTACTTAAAACAACAATACACTTTCCTGCTGGTATTATAATGTCACTGAGTGCCATTTGATAACGTGGAACGTCTGTTTAATTAACTGACTATCATTCGATTAATAGATAATAGTCGATTGGGTTATTTGCAGAAATTATTATTTGCCACCCCGCTTTTACTACAATATTTGTTTTTTGATAAACCGAACTATCTGCCGATCCATGCGCTGCAAGTGTAGCAGAAAACAAAAATGTATTTATTCCAGATACCACAATCCCAACTCCGATTATCGCCGTACTGCCTGTCTTATTCCATAGGCAAATAGTCTTTAGGGTACCACAAATATTATATGCAGTACTGGTAATTGAGCCACTTCCACTTCCATACAAAATTGCCATTAGGTACCAAATATGCTGTTTAAAAGAACCACACAAGAACTTAGCGTCGAAGGTGTAGAAGTGCCTACAGTGAGACTACCTATGCTTACTGTTAGTTGGTCTGCGATCTTATCACTGTCAATTATTGTAATCAATATACTTGACCCATCGGTAGCTGGCTGAAATGTTCCCTTTGCTCCAAAATAATATTTAGGATATGTAAGATCGCTACTTAAAACAGATATTACCCCGGACACCTTGTTTATAGTATATGTTGACATATTGGTTTAGTTTTTAATTGATGCGTGGAATGAATTTCGAATTATATTTATAATATCAGTTTTAGTAAGGTCATTCAATCTAGCCCTTAATTTTCTTTGCTCATTCTGAAACGTTCTGGCTTCTCTTGAATCCTTATCAGTTGCGCTTGGTGAACGTTGCCAATCTATGTATGTATGAATTGTTCTTGCTGCGAATGTGTCTATTTGGGTTGCATTATCCACAGACTGCCCATCACTTATATAAAGCAGCACCACATTACTATCTTCAAACCCTGCTGTCATTTGTATTTGCCTACGTTGCTTTATTACTTTATACCCATCTGAAATACCGCCTGGCTGTCCAAAAAATCTGCCTGTACTTTCTCCATAGTCGTTAATATTCCAATAGTAACTCCATCCATTCGGAAAGCCCCAAAAGGTATTATCATCATTGCCTAATGAAAGACTTTCTTGTGGCACAAATTCACCTGTTGTTGTACTATGTATTCTTAACGGTGTTATCCAATCCTGTTTAGGTAAATTACCCAATGCGCCGCCAGAAGGGATACAAACCGAAAGGTCATCCACAAAGTCATCGGGTAGGTTTATTTCGCCATAACTGCCAACCGGAAGATTTGCGGAATTTATGATCTGTAATGTATCAAAACTTAACTCCCGTAAACAAGTGCTGCTGTGAAATAACGCTTCGGAATAAAAATGTATAGGTAGTGACCGTTCAAGTAACCATCTTCTACAAATTATATCCAAACTTGTAAGTATCATTATTGCGTTTGTTTTTGTTGATTAAGTGGCGTTCCCTTCCCTTCTGCGGAGGTTGCATCTACTACCTTATCGGCTGTCGGCTGCACACTATATAAAGCAACGACTTGTTTTATTATTTCACTTTCCATTTCGGGAAGCACAGGCAATGTATCATAATCCCCATATTGTGAAATATCCATAACGGCTAAACGCATTGCCAAAACAATGTCAGGGAATAACGCCTTAATATCCTTAGTGAAAAACAATTTATCGCCAAAACATTCGTAGCCCACCTGTCCTAACAAATCATTGATTAATGGCTGCGATTGAAGCAACCCAGTTTGTCCCATTTGCAAGGGAATAAATTCTTTATTGTATTCGTAATTGCTGTTGTTGGCGTAGCGGGGATAAACCGCCCACACGCCAATATTTCGGGGTAATTTTATGGGTTTAATAGGTAGCGTTGCCTGACTTACACCGTTGCTTGATTGAACCTCTATGCCCTCGTATAAGCCCAATACAGTACCGTTTGGTATCATTTCCCCCATCTTCAAATTAATGTTGAAGTACTCAGTTTTCAACATTGAATTAATGATTTGACCACACGCTATCTTCAACTCTCCGAAAGACACGCTGGATGCTGCTTTAGCATCCCCTCCTTCAATAAGAGACATTGCCTGTTCTGCTAATCGGTATATAGTAACTACTGCCATTATTGCCTATTTACATTTGCATAATTAGCCTCTGTCTTGGTTTGTGACCATTGCATAACCTCTTGACTTCCTATGTTAATACCTATACTGGATAAGGCTTTTACTATCACCATAGGTATTTCACTATCCCTCCATTGAAGTTGTGTTGATGTGTTTGGATTATAAACGATAACCCGTCCTGAAATTACAGTATATCCAAAAACGGGCGCAATGGGTCGGGTCAAATAACTCACATTCCCATTGTATGCCGATGTAGGATATAGCCTGAATGTTTTTGGTGCTGTTTGCTCTCCTATCGGACTTGTTGCCGTTACTGGATCGGTTTGAGAATTTGACCTGTCTGCTATTTCATCCTCATTGTACAGTTTTATTGGATAGAAAATTGTACGGTTGCTTATTTGAAAGTAAATCTGAATAGCTAAAAGGTCAAGGTAATTAGTCGCTGGAACTATGACATAGCCTGATATCAATGTGGTGAAGTTGTAAGTTGCCCTAAAAGGGGATAGGCATTCTTTTGAAAGTTGAGAAGTAGCATATTTAGGTTTCAAATCTGAATAAACCGCCATTTGGCCATAATCCAAACAAGATTCCAACTCACTAATAGAATAGTAACTACCAGTGTATTTGTTGATATAGAAGTTCAAAAAGGCAAATATATCCTCTAAATCCATCTTTGGCTTAGTGTTTAGCCAAATTTATGCAAATAGGTAATTCAAATTGAAAATTAAATTACTTTCCCTAATACGTGCTGTTGGGTGAGGATTATAAAGGGCTTATCGTTTATTGAATACTTTGTAGCCTTCATTGGGTTGAAGTGTATGGTATCACCTTGTTTTGCTGATATTTGGGCTAGCCCTTCCAGTGGGTTGCCGATTGATATTACTTCGGAAGTAACGCTGCTTTTGACTTTCTTTTGGGCTGCGGGAATGTAGATTTTACTTTCCTCAAATAAGGATGCCATTACATAGCCATTAATCATTATTAATTCACCGTTTCTTATAACGCCATAAACCTTTGTTATATCGGCTACCCAATATTCCTTTGCTTGGTAGGTTATTAGGTTTCTGTAAATTGGTTCTGCATCTTCTTCTTTAATCACAAGGTCATAAATAACATTGGATGAAAATATAGCGGTATCGCCTACACGAATATCTTTTGTTGAATAGCCTTTATAATCCCTTGTGTTGGATATTCTTTTTGGTAATGAAACTATTTCACCCACGATGCTAACGTAGTCAGCCGGATCAACGGACGTATTATTTTCAAGTGCTGCCCGTTTTAAAATATCACTTATATACTTGGTGTATTTTGTAGTAACGGTAACTATGACTTTATTTTCTGCGCTTGTAACCATTTAGACTAAAAATTTTGAGTATTTTTTTTGCTCTTGCTTTATCCTGTTATTTAAAAACCAATTCCCCATATCAAAACAAACTCTGGATAACTCTGGAATTATATCTTTATACGAAGGAATTATGTTGCCTCTTATTGTACCTGAAAAACTAACCCATAATCTATACCCTGCTATCGGGCTATTGCACAATGATTTTTCCATAGGTGCGGCTACAAGTAAACAAACGTAGTGGGGGAACTCTTTTTGTAAAATACAATAGCAAAGCCTGCCGCTATCATCCGGCTCCCTAAAAGTAATATAAGGAATAATACTTGTCATCCTCTGTAAATGTCTTTATCTTCCAATCCACATCCTTTGTTATAATTCACTTGTTCACGATTGTTAGCCGAAAATCCCGGCTTCTGTAAAGCCGCAAATGGATAACATATTTTATAATCTCCTTTCAAATCACATACTGCATTATCAATGTGTTGGTCGTTGGGTACTGAAAGGAAACGGTCAAACATTTTTTTACTTACAAAGTACAAATGAAATCCCGTAAGCAAACCCAAACTAACAGGACGTATATAGGTTGAGGACAAATACAAATCGTATTCCTTTGGTTTGTTCTTTAAAAAATATTCCCACCCATCCTTTGCAGGAAAAAAAACATCTTGCTCCGCTATGCAAATTTCATCAAAATTATTTTCCTTTGCCCACCTTACTATCATTTTATGACTTTCATTTATACTTTTAATAACACTATCATCTAAACGAATACAATCCCAAAAACGGTATGAAGTAATCCCTTGTCTTATAAACTCCCCTAACAATCTTTCATAGTCGTGTTGTTGTCGGTTATCAAAAATAATATGTATGGTATTATCTACGATAGCCATTGGGTAACATCAATTTTATTACTTAAAGCAGACGTTGCGGGTAGTCCTTCGGGTACATAATGCAAGTGATACTTAAAAGATTTTAAAACGTCTGTGATACCATAGATTGACTGGCAACCGATTTCAGTATCATGTAAGATGATAACGTCTGCATTATCTCTGTGATAATCTACTAACTCCTTTCTTTGCTCTCCAGGCGCTGAATCAATGAATAATACACTTGGATTATGCAAAAGTAAATTCATGTAATCACTTATCAGCATTGTTATCGTTGGATAACGGTTTGCGTAAATATCAATGTTCTCGTAGGATTGAAAGTTTCTCCCTGTCTTTTTACAATCCTTTGATAATTGCTTAGTTGAACCTTTACCGCATCCTAACTCTACCACACTTTTACCATCTGTATTTTTTAATGCCATCCACAGCATAGGTAAATGAGATGAATAGTCATCAGTTCCTATCCAATCAAAGGGACAATCTATATTAGTTACTGTCTTTGTCATGCTTTTTCATTTAGATAAAATATTGCAGTAGCCCACGGATTGCCGGAATGATCCGTGTGGTCGCCTTGAATAAATCTTTCCATTCTTACACCTACTAAAAGTTCATCCAGTTTTGGGCAGAGAAAAACATAGTCCTGTTGGTGGTTATCAATGATAAGTATTTCTGGCTTTAAAACCTTTACTGCATACTCTGCACATTCGTAGCGATGAATTCCGTCAACGACCGCTATGTTAATCTTAAGCACTGGATTAAATTCGGTATGTTCTATTATCAACTCATTTATGCTTCTCCAATACTCTACATATTTATCTCTTTGTGTTGAGGTATCACCTTCATGGGTATCTACTAAACCTATGTTTACTTTTTCAATTAATCCATTTGCTTTTAAATCTTGCTCTACATGGTCGTACCATTCTTTATTATGGTCAACCCCTAAAACAAGTTTTGCTTTTGTTGCCCACCAACGAGAGGAACTACCCATGCCCCACTCCATTACAACCTTATCGGATAAGTCCATTGTTTTTATTATATCCATACAGGTGTTAACATACCACGGCTCTAATATTCCTAATTCACTGTCATATCTCTGCCCAAAACAAAGTTCTTCATTCATAGTAGTTCTTTATAAGCGTTATTGTAATCTACCAGCCATTTAAATCCGTCGTTGGGATAAATTTTTTCAAGTATGGTTATTATCTTTTCAAAGTGTTCATACCCGGGGCGTGGTAAATGAAAGTCGTAAACGTCTGTTACATCCCTTTCCAACAAATAAGAATCTTCTCTATCCAAACGAAGTTGGGCGAAAGGTGTTTGCCCGTTGGTACGTGGTATTAAATTTAATTCTTGTGTTAGGTTTATTTTATTAAATGCGACCTCCTGATCCCGCGCCCAAAAATTCCCGCGATAGTGGGTTGCTTCTACATTCCCTAACAAATCGTCTATACATTTTTGGTACGTTCTATCATTTATTTCAAATGCGCTTCTCCAATCTTTTGCCTTTGCTGAAATATAACACATTGGGTATTGTCCATTAGGAACAAGGTCTGAACCAAATATGGTAAACCCACTTATATATGGTGGTAACCGGAATATTCCCATATCGCAATCGGAACTTATTAAAATGGTTTTGTCATTTATGCTTTTAATTGCTGATGCGTAATTTCTCAAACATTGTGCATACGTAGCTTCTTTATAATCAGGACAATCAAATACACGAATATCTATTTTTAATTCCAACTCCTTTATGACCTTCGTAACCAAATCTGTTTTATTGCTTTTTTCTATTGTTTCATTTTCGCTGTCAAATAAATTAGGAACAAAGCAAATTACCTCAACTCCTAGTTTGTTCCACAGATAAGTAACTAAGGGAATATTCCAAAAATAATTATCTTGATAGGTACTACTTATAATAGCCTTCATAAACTTTCAATAAAAAATATTATTTGCTCTGCGTTAAATCCTGTGTTTTTATAACTTACCATATCCAGCCCTTTTGTGTTACCTAATTTTAATTCCCACGCTGCAAGTGAAAGGCAGCTTTGATCTTGCCGGTGGAATAAAAATCTTTCATCCTGACTTTGGTTATCGTGTGTCCTGCTACCCCTACTCAATCCAGCATCCATTAAATCTTTCCAACGTTCATAAAGTTTTTTCCCGTTTGGATTATCTATGCGTATGCCTACCAACCCGCTTGCCCACTCATTCACATTAGCTGCCTCGTTTCTACTTAACCCTACGGTTGCAAGTGCAGTATCATTTACTGATTGAGCGAGATTGTAACCGCTACTAAAAAAATAATACCCCTGTTCTGAAATAATGTCAAATATTTTAACTGGATTATTAACCGCCCACATTGAGGAATCGCACCATAGTATGTGTGTATATCCTTGCCTTATCGCTTCTTCAAAGGCAGCTATCTTCATATAGTAAGGATAATCTTCGTGTCTATGACTATTCGGCGGATACTCGTCCGCCCAAATTAAAGTTTGTCCAGCCCAACCTACAAAATTCAAAGACCTCTCTAACCTACGACTTCCGATGCCATACCAATTTCCTATACCCGCATTTATAATTACTGCTTTATTAATGTTTTCCATTTTTTATTATTTCAATTATCATATCTCTAACCCATGCAGCACCTTTTGTGTAACCTTTCATAAAAAATAATTCATCCCTATCTGTGGGATGCGGGATTGCCTTTCTGATTGTTTTTTCAATTTCGGTATCAGAAAGTTCATTATTTATTGTCCTTATCAAATCCGTATCTTGTTTCATGGTCGCTACTTATGTGAATGTATCTGTATAGTGGTTCTGAAATGTGATGCTCCGATTTAATCAGCGGCAATAGTGAATCTGCAAACTCATTATCTTCTCCAAATCTTATGTGGGGTATCGGTACACTTTTGGCAAGCTCTGTTCTTATTACGTCTTTAAAAAAAGGTGTCCGGTGGAAGTGGAACCCATCATGCAACAAATGGCTACCGTCTCCATACCAACCTGAATAGGTGGCTGAATGATTTGATTTGTATTCTTTGCCATCCATGTTGCAGTATTCTTCAAACGATATTACATCAACCGTAGGATTATCTTTAATGGCTTGTAGTATTAGTTCTATTGCGTTGGGGGCTATTGAATCGTCATCGTCTATCTGCCAACTAAATAACCCTTTTGCTCTTTTGTAAAGCAATTCTCTTTTCTCGCCTATTGTAATTTCCTTTGTGTCCTTACCA